CCGTCACCGCCTGTCTTGTCTATCTTGAACTGGTTTTCATATACGGGATAAACTCCTGTTGTGTTTGCCATACTCATTCATTCCTTTCATAATATACTGTTGCCTCGATAACATATTCACACACACCTCGCTCGTCCCTGCCAACAGAAACAGGCTCTTTGCATTCAAGATACTTTACCGTAAATCCGTCACCCTTATACTGACGGATATCGGATAGGATATCAAGAACGCTTTGAGCCTTTATCTCTGCCTGCGTGGGAGTATCAGTCCAATGAATAAGCACCGAGATATGTTTTTCAAGTGTTTTTGTGCAGGCTTTTCCACCTATGCAGATACGCTGTGGCTTTGAGGTCTTTGCGTTGTACACGCCTATGCACTTGTCAAGGTTGCCGTCAATAATGCCTGCATACACGTCCTGCAAGTCAAGGATATCGCTCAGCATATCCGCTATGTTAAGTAAAGTCATACGCCTGTCCTCTTTTTGAACTCTGCCACAAACTCATTCTTAGCAAGGTCCTTTTTACTGCCTGTGATATATGGCTCAAGCCAAGCCGCACCTGCGTTAGGGTTATTGCCTTTCTGAAAATGATACTCAGGGTGATAATACAAACGTCTTGCCTGCGGAGAGCCTGTCACAAGACTTGCACCGCTTTCGTCAGCGTGGACAAAGGTCTGGTTATTCTGCATATCGCCTGTATCGAACGGCATTGTCTGAGCACTTACAAGGTCTGCCCTCACCTGCTCCATAGCCACCTCAGCGGACTTCACAGCGGCGTCCTCGATAGCTTTTATTGCCTGCATATCAAGCTTTATTTCAATGCCCACTATATCAACTCCAATCTTGTGTAATTCACCCTGCCGTCAGGGTCTTTGGCTTTCTCAGAGCCATATATCTTGTACGTCCTGCCGCCTATGACCGCATAGCCCTCTATAACAGCATTATCGGGGGCTATATCTCCGCAGAAAAGAGCCTCGCCTGACAAGGTTATAAGCTGTTTCTCTGCGGATAATTTCTGCCTTGACTTCTCAGAGTGAAAGCATTTGCCCTCAAATATGACCGTCTGCTTCTTTGAGCCGTCACGATTAAGTCCGTCCGTTCGATAGACCTTACAGGGCGTTTTGCATACCCTTTCAGGTACAAGCTGAGGAAACTTCATCACATCAGCCCCCTGTAACATAGTCCTGTCTGCATAAGCACATTGTAGACCTGACGTGTTGTGATAACGCCGTCAAGAGATACCACCTTTGACTTATCGAATGACATTGAAACTCCGCTTATGCTGTAAGCACTCAGAGGGCTTTCTAACAGCTCCGAATTGTCATAGATGAATTTCATCTGCAAGGCTGTGGAACGCTTTATACGCTCTCTCTGAAAGTCTGTGAAGCTGTCAATGCCCTCTGCTGTTATGCGGTTGAAAGTCAGCGTGTCGATATCGCTTTCAGCTCTTTGCCGAATAGCCGAGAACTGTTCTTCGGAGATATCACACTCAGGACAGATATTGCAAAACTCAGTAGAGGTGAGGTACATATCCCTCACCCCTTACTCACTGTACTCTGCTGTGTCAACGTCAGCGTAAATGCTGTCTATCTTTCCGTCCTTGCCGTTCGGGAAAGTGAAAACATCTGAGAACGCTCTGTTCTGATAGAGCCAGCCGTCACCCTTTGTGTGTCCGCCCGGAGCAAAGCTGTAAATGCTGTTGATCTTAGGCACTATCTTTGTGGTCTCAGGTGTTGCGATAAGCACGTTTATCTTGTGTGAGCCTGCGACCTTTTCATAGTATGTATCAAGTGCAGACTTGCTCGGTGTGCCTGATACCTTAGTGTAAGAACCGCTTGATTCGGTGTAATACTCCTTGCCGCTCACGATATCAGTATCAGCGGTCTTTACATAGCTTGCAGCGCAAGGCTCAAAGCCGCCGTCCTCAGGGTCAAAGTTGAAGCGGTCATAGAAACGCTCATCATCAATGACCTCCATGATAGGCACTCCGTCAATGTCGGTCACTCTTGTTCTAAGACCAAGTCCTCCCTCTGCGATCTGCGTCATTTCTATCTTTCGTGTGAACTTGTCAGACTGTTCCAGCAGGTCCATAATTGTGGAAGTCACATACATAATGAGCGAGCCATTAGACTTATATCTTCTCAGCTTGCCTGATGAAAGAAAGCCTTTGAGCTTATCGAACACGTTACCCTTTGTGTATGATGAAGCGGCTGTTGATGAGTGATAGCCCTCAAGCTCTGCCGCTCTCTGAGCTGTCTTTGAGAAGAACAGAGCGTCCGTTTCTGGAGCAGACTGTGTTTTCTCGAATACCTCTGAGATATTCTTGATAGACGCTGATGAGTTCGTTTCGTCAACGTCAGCCTTATCCACAAGGAACTCAACGTCACGGTCGTGTGTGAGTGTGAAAGGCACGTCCGTCTGAACATACTTACCTGTGTTCCAGCCGCCGTTTCTGTTGTGGCTCTTGTAGCCTGATGTTGACATCTGTGTGAAGTGGAAAGTCTTTGCGTCAAGCCACCTTACGTTCTGTGTGATGAACGGACTTGACAGTGTTTCCTGGATCCTTATCTCCAAGAGTTCGGGATTCCATACTTCTGCATAATTAAGATTTGGCATGATTCATTCCTCCTGTTTTTACTTGAATTTGTTCCAGCGTTTCTGCGCTGTTGGTTTGCTCTGTGGCTTCTTTTCATCAGTATCCGAAGATCCTGCACCGACCTTGAAGCCGCCCTGCTTTTTGCCGTCGGACTTTTTGCCGCCCTCGCCTTTCATATCTGGATACTTCTTCACCACCGCAGAAAGGGCGGCGTTGATATCCTGCTGACTGCCGTTTCTCACATAGCTTTCAGCCACCGCAACGGCGTCCTCGATACAGTCGGGCTTGATACCAAGCTGCATAGCGGCTATCTGAGTTTTGAGCCTGAGTATCTCCTGATCCTTTTCATCAGGTGCGTTCTCGGCACTGTCCTGCTTGTCGGGCTTATCCTCGTTTGGCTGTTCCTGCTTATCTTCTGCAGGCTTATCAGCACCCTCACCGTTCTCGTCAGCCTGACTATCGTCCACCGCAGGCTGTTCCTTGTCGGCAGAGTTCTCATCTGCCTTGTCCGCAGGCTTTTCCTCAGCCTTTGGCTCGTCCTTTTTCTCCTCGTGAGTATCGGGAGTTTTCTTCTCTTCCTCATCAGGGAGTTTCTTTTTCTCGTCCATTTTCTGACCTCGCTTTCTTAAATTTGTGTATGAAAAAAGCACCCGTTAAGGTGCTTAGTTCCGATGTTTGATTAGTCCATTGTCTGCCAATCTTCCGACAGCATATCTGCTTGACTTGCAAGCCAGCCAAGTTGTACGCCAGAAGTTCCCACAAACGCTAATGCTTTATTGCCCATATCCTTATGGTTTACATTTGTCACAGTACCATTAGGTGATTTATAACTAACATTAGTGGCAAGCTCAACATACTGTCCTTTGCCGTTCCAGCCTTTTCTTGCTATTTTCTTACCTCTCTTTGCTTCTTCGATCGCCTGTCCGAAATTCATATTTATCCGTCCTTTCTGATTTTGGGTATAAAAATACCGCCTCGCCGTAGCGGAGCGGTTAGATTTATAACTGACCGATATAATCCAAAATACTTTCGCACATCAAGCCTTCTTCATTTGGATTATAATTTTCATCCAAACAGTTCAAAGTCAGGTAATCACCAACTTTATCTTCTATGACATCAAGTTCATCATTTGGGTCAATACCAATAGAAACAAGAAACTCTTTTTGTTTTTCTGACATTATAATCACTTCCTTTTGTACTTGTTGATTTTGTTCTTGCCTGTTTTCCATATAGTTGCGATAGTTCCAGTTTGGGGATTTACATTAACAGTTGCTTTCTCACCAATAAATCGTTGGCTTGGTCTGCCCAAACTATCAATTTTAATTTCATCAATATACAGCGGGTTTATAAGTGCATCTTTTATATCATTTACAGAAACCTTTCTTTCGGAAGCTCGCTCTTCCATATGTTTTGAAAATTTCGTTACACCAATTCCGTTAGATGTTGTTAATTCAATTTTATCATCTTTTTCCTTTTCTGTCAAGCCGCCATACACTTTCTCCCTAGAATAATCCCTCCGCAGAACTTCGCTGTTAGCGTTTATAAAGGCTTTCAATTCCTGCTGTGCCTGCCTTACTTTCTTGCGGTAGGCTTTTGCTGTGTCGGGGTCGAGAGTGCCTGCCGCAAAGCGTTTTAGCTTGCGGACTTTCCGCTCCATTGCACGCTGTTTCTGCTCAAGCTCTCGCTGCTCTTTTATCTTCTCCGCCGGTATCGGCTCAGGTATCTGCGTTCTGCCGTGTATATACTGCGTCATAGTGTGACGGCAATTCGGGTGAAATAGCCCGTTCTTTACGGCGTATGACAGCAGCCAAAACCACTCACCGCAGTAATTTGATTTGCCCTGAAACTCGTCCTTTTCACCCTCCCATACTGTGAACACATCATCAATGTACACCTGCCCCTGCCAAGGCTCGCAGGTCTTTGAACAGCCTCCGTATTGTGACACAAGCACAGTATCATAGCCAAGCTCTGCAAAGCGTTTCGCCGCACCCTGCAACGCTGCCCTTGTGGACGTTGTCCTAAGAGCCATTCGCACATAGTCGGCAATGTTCACTCGCTTGCCGTCAGCGTATACGATACAGTTTATGCCCTTGTCGAGGAAGTCCCTTGTGGCAAGGTCGATAGCCTCGTTAAGCGTCATAGAGCCTGTTCCCATTGCAAGCTGTACCCTATTCAAAGTCTGCCTGTAAATATCGTCTGTCATTCGCAGAGCGGCTGTTTCAGCGGTCTTTTCAAGGGTGGTGACGTCTTCCATAAGCTTTGCCATTTTCTTTTCGTTCACGCCAAAGAAATGCTTGTCGGGGATAGGTGTTATAGGCTCGTCAGAAAGCTCCTGGGCACTCCTTTGTGCCTGCTGCTGACCCTCTTGAAACTGCTCCGTCATAAGCTGTCTTGTCTGATCGTCGATAACGTCAACGTACTCGTTCATAATGTCGAGGTTTTCACGGCGGAAGTTCTCCATATTTTTCAGTTTCTCAGCCTGCCAAGCAGACCATTCAAAGCCGTAACGCTGTTCCTCCGCCTTGTGCCTTTTGAGATTGCGTTTCAGTGAAGATATGAGCCTTAGCTCTATCTCCTCAAATATTTTTGCGATGTCCTTAAAATTAAGCGTACTCATCACCTACCGCAGTAGGCTCACCCTCTGTAAGCCCCTTTTCCTGCATTATCCGCTTGACCTCTGCGGCTTTCCAATCGTCCTCCTTAGAACTGCCCCACAGTTCCTCCACCTGCGTTTCAACTGACATAATACCATACGTGCTTGCCTTGCCCACAGTCTCAACTCTGCTGTCAAAGTCAGGTGCACCGTACTCGCCAAAGTCAACTGTCACCTCATAAGTCTCAGGGGCTTTGCCCTGCATATTGTCATAGGTCATAAGCACCGCAGAAACAAGCTGCGGCAGAGCCTTTTCAAGAGCCGTTGTGATAGTGTTTCGGGTGTTGCCTGTGACGTCTTTCTTCTCCCGTTGAGCGTCCGCACTTGACATTTTGCCCACATCTATGCCAAGCGTGGCAGGAGATACAAGCCCTTGCAGACACATAAGCAGGCAATTTGTATAGCTTGCTACAAACGCTTCATACTTGATATCAGGCTGAACTACTTCTATCTTAGGCGCTGCACCCTCTGCCGAAAGCGGTGGATCAATGCTTATGTAACTGTTGCCGAACTGGTTAGGCGCTTTAAGCTTACCGCTTGCAGGATCTCTAGGTATCATGCTTTCGGGAATATACTGCTTTACCCTGCCTGCTCTGATAGCGTCCCACCATTGTGAGATCACCTCGTCCAAAGCGTCAAAGCAATCAGACTTACCACCGTCAAAAATGCTCTTGCCTCTGTTTGGATACTTTCGTGATGAAAAGAATTTCAGCGGCACAGCCATTATATACTCGCCCTCAAACTCAGTTCGGGGCGGTATCTGTGCAAGGCAAGGCACGTTGTCCAAGCCGACCTCGTGACCGTTACCGTCATACAGACGGCTTTCTATGTATCCCTTGCCGTAATGCTCTTCAAGGTGAAATTTCTTTGAGCCTGCATAATGCACAGAATGAAAAACGACCTCGTTCAGCAGACCTCGTACAAAGTTATACTCCACTTTGTCAGCACCGATAAACTCGACTATTGGCGTATCAGAAAGCTCAGTATCCACCGATATTTTGAAAGCTCCGTCGCCGTCAACAAGTGCGGTAACTATCGCCTTGCCTGTCAGCTCTGTGAAGTCTATATGCTCGGAAATATTATCAAAATCAGCCTTTGCTTTGTCCCCTGTGACCTTGATATCGTCCATATCAGAATAGACAATGTATGAAAGTGTATCGGCGATTATTGCAGGCAGACCGCTATGTATCTTGCGTATCTTTTCATTCTCAGGGACGCTGCTCCAGAATGAATTTGTGCCTAAGTTAAGCTGACGAAAGAACTGTGAAAGCTCTGCGGCGTCACCACGATACCAAAGCTGTGACCTTATCACATCTGTCATAAAACCTGTTTTCTCTGTGATAGTTATGCTGTATTCGGGTGCAGGCTGGATATCAAGCCAGTTTCTTATCATATTTTTCACCTTGCTTCCTATGCTGAATTTAGTCAATCTTCACACTTCCTATCTTGTCACGATACGGCAGCCAGGCATACTGACAGGAATTGATAAGGTGGTCGTTGCCGTCCTCCGGCTCAGCCTTATCCTCTTTCCAACTGTATATGTTAAGCTCGCCTGCGTACTCCTTGCAATGCTCAAGGATATAAAAATCACCTGCCGCCAGCCAAGCTGACTGCAAGTGTATTCGGTCGATTATTTTCGTTTTCTTGAATGCCGGGATAAAATTATATATGCTGCCTGTGAGCCGTCCGAACTTCTGACATTCAAGTATGGTCGCCTGATCTGCGCTGTCGATATACACATCTCGTGCAAAGCCCCACGTTCTGCGGTTTTTCTCCAAGAACGCCGTGAATATTTTCGGTATGTCGGAGGGTGTGAGCGGTACTTGTCTGTCACGATTGTTATACACTTCCTCATCAAGAGTGACGCACTTTCTGTCAGCCGTTATGCCCACAAAGGTGAACGCTATGGTATCAGGTGAGGATTGCGAGTAAGCGGTGTCAAGCCCGGCTGAGAAGTACACATAATTGAAAGCTTTCGCCTGCTCTGCTGTCAAGATATTTCGCTTTTGCAGGTCAAACACAAGCCCTGTTGCACGTCCTCTCAGACCGAGTATCTTGTTCTTATACAGCTTTGTGCCTTTTGGAGCGGCAGCCATTTTCCGTTTGATATCATCATCAGTAAGTGAAAGATTATCACGAAAAGTAAAGAACCAGTACCGCCAATTGGGTACAGGTTCTTCTGTAAGCTCTTTCATTATCTCCGCAGGCACGTCACAGGCGTATTTCTGATACGGACGTGAGCGGTTGACAAATTCTTTGTACACAGGCAGAGAGGGGTCGTCAGGGTTAAGGGTCGCCATAAGGTAATCGTTACGGGTTGACATCTCACGGACAAACTCGATATCAGCGGTATTTATCTCGTCGATATACACGCAGCCGAACTGAGCGCCCAGCACCATTTCCCACTTATCCTTGTTGTCATATCCCAGAACATAGATTATCTTGCCCTCAAACTTGATATGCGGCAGTTTGTAGTCCTTATCACCGTTGCCGAAGTACCGAGCATTGGCGTGCAGGTCAAGAATGCCGTTATCCTGCTGAATGATAGTTTCCTCAGCCTTTCCCGTAGTCTTAGCGGCAATGACGTGAAGTTTCTTTCGGCTTGCCGACACCATACGCATGAACTTTATGCCTGCGCCCACAGTTGTTTTGCCGCTTGCGGTAGTCCCCTCAAGGAAGTCCGCAGACACACCCCGAACGCTGTTGATGAAGTCCATATACTTCTGCGACAGAGGAAACTTACTCGTCAAGCCCCTCACCGCCTATCTGAGCGAAAACGTCCGAAAGCTTTTCAGAGGTCTTGACCTCCGCCTGTATCTTAGCAACATACTCTCCTGTCATTTTATTGAGGGTATCGACGGCTCTGATACGGTCAGCAGGGTCATTCTTGCCGTCCTTAGCGATATCAGACAAGAGTGCCTGCCTCTCCTTTGCGGTCATTATACGCTCGTCCTGAGCTTTCTCGGACAATTCACGGATATACTCCGCAACACTAGGATTATCTAGGATTTTGCAAGCGTCAGCTTTCGCATACTTCTCGCTGTATCCTGCCTTTATAGCACTCTGAACGGTGTTGCCGCTCTGAGCATAGTATTCTGCAAATTTCTTTTGCCGTGCTGTCATAGGGGCACCGTCCTTTCTTTATGGTATGAAAAAAGCCCCGATTTAGTGGGGCTTTGAACACTCAATATTATTAATTTTATTGGTTATATTTCGATCTATCCAAAACAACTTTTAAATCGCCAAAAATAACCGTGGTTCCGTTATTATATATTTTTGCAATGCCACATATAGCATTTGTATCTCTTCTATACAAACCCTCAGGGTCATAGTAATCCGTAGTTTCAAAAAATCTGACTATATAAGGGTCTTCATTATATTTATTCTTCATATAATTTATCATTTTGTCATAACAAAATTGATATTTTATCGAATAAAATATATTATTCTGTTGAACTTCTTGAAGGGTTAATGTATCATCAAAATCATCTACAATGCTAACCTCTTGGGCATATTTATAGCCTTCTTTATGAATTTGACTATCTAACTGCGTTATAGTTTCATTGCGTAATCCTTCCACTAATTCTTCAAGTGCTGTTTTGTTGAAGTTTGATTCTGCTAATAAATAATCTTTAAACATTCCTTTTAGCTGATCTTCGCAATTACAACATATGCAATTTCCATTCTCAAAGCCATCATAAAATATTCGGCTTTTTGCCTGTTGTCCACATAAAAAACATTTTGTAGTAAGTTTATTGCTTTGATGTTCCTCCATTTTAAACGGTTTATTACCATTAAATTTGACTACCAAGTACAATCACTCCTCATAATAATATTTCTTAAATAATATCACTAATCAGAGCGAAAATCAACGAAATGCACCGAATTTCTATATACTGCATAAATAGCATTTGTATTTTTTATGCAGTATATCAAAAATTCGACATTTATGAACTTTTTACGACGCAACGCAAAAGCGACCGCAAAATGCAGCCGCTATGTTATTTCTTTCCAAGCTTTATGAGCTTGTCGTTTGCTGTTGTCTTACCTCGCAATACGAGTCCATCTTTACCGATCGTGCCGTGATGAGTCTTCGTTCTTTGATAAATATCATTTTTATCTGCTGATTGCATTCTGCCGCCATGAACTTTTTGAACAGTGGTTGCTCTTGAGTATTCAAACGAGATAGAACCGTCACCCTGCTTTTTAAAAACAGGTTTTGAATATCCATTCTTTTTAGCAACATTTTCGAAACGTTTCATAACTGTTCGTTGTTCTGACGTTGTACCACTAGCAACACCTATTCCGCTCGAACTTCCTCTACCACCCATTTATCCTGGCTCCTTTCCATTTATCCTGAAACGCTTTTATGTGTACAATATTCCCCTTGCATTCGTCTGGAACATTGCCGTAAAACAATATAGTTTCCGGTCTAAGTTTTTCGCACATAACCTCATAACCTGATATGAATGCGGCTTTTGCAGCATTGTCATTCTGTGTTCCTATAGATGATACTGCCACCGTGCCACCCTTAGGTTCTCCGTCAAAACACCATTTGAATGACTTTTCGTCGCTCCAACATATAGTTGGAATAACTTCAATTCCGTTATCTTCCCAAAACGCACCGAGCCAATGCTTGCGGTAATGATTGTATATCTGCATTGCTGTCGGAAAATCAGCATATAGTGAAAAATCAGGAGTAAGGACACATCTGAAACCTTTGAGAATATCAAGATAGGCGGTCGGATTGTTCCAAAGCCTGAGAAATTGATAATCATCAAGAAAGAAATGTACTCCCTTATTCTGCCTGTTCTTTGTCGTCTTTGCATAATTAAAGCCAATAAGTTCAGGAAAATCTGTAATCTTTGAGCCTGTCAGCTGAGGTATATCATATTTACCTGCACCAGCATAAAAGCCGTGCTGTAAATTTTCATAGCGTTGTTTATTATTCAATTCAGCACCGCCTTTTTTTGTTTTCCAACGCAAAAAGCACCCCATAGGAGTGCCTCTTGTGAAAATATTTTAAGGAGTTTTGTAAATGGTGGAGCAGATCTTAGCGGTGGCTCGCTCTCGACCTGCATAGCCCCTTACGGGGCTTAGAAAATTGGAGGTGACTTCAATGAAAGTACAAGTCTGAGGTACATCTACACTTTCCTCAGTTTAAATTATAACATAGTGAAAAGTCACAAACGTCACATTTATCATGTTTTTTGCAAATATCTTTGGATACGCATTTTGATACAGCTCTCTGACATTCTCCCACCGCTAACCTGCATAGCTATCTGCAAGTACGTCTTACCCTTGATGAATTTCAGCACGAACATTCGCCGTGTCTGACAGTCCTCTATCCCCTTGATAAATTCCTCCACAGCCCTCTGCTCACGCTCTAGCCGTGCCTGTTCGCACAGCAGTGAAAGTGTATCGCCACTTGGCAGAAAGCCGTCTATGCGTGTGCTGTGCGGCGTGTAGGACGGTGGAGTGCATACGCTGATACTGTCGGCAACATATTTGCCTGAAAGCTCCGCCTTGATGTCCTCAATGGCTGAGGCGTTCCTGCGGTAGGCTTTCAGGCGTGACATGGTCATAGGGTCGTTTCTTTCCATAGGCTATCCCTCCTCAATATCCAACAAGCTAAGCTGGTTATTTTTCATGTCAAATACTCTGTCACGCCATTCAACGCCGATATAGTCAAGAACTCTTCCCCAGCCGTACTTTGTGCCGTCAGCATCTTCACAACACTTGTTCATCCAGAAATCCCACTCTTTTTCATTTCTTTCACGAAGCCTGTCAAATCGGTGAGGGCGCTGTTCCATATGTATGCCGAAGCCGCACATTGAAGCCTGTACGCTGAGCTTTTGTTGTGCAAAGCTTTCCGTCAAAGTCACGTTTTATCTCGCCATAGATTGTAGGCACAGGCACATTCAGGTCAAGTGCAAGTTGTAGCAAGTCCTGCCTTGTAAATATGGCAAATGGCGCTGAACGTATCGTGCTTTTGCCAAAGTAATTGCAGCCGTTAAGCATTAGCGATTTTTCACGTCTGCCACCCTCACTTGCCATAAGTCCTAAGAACGGCACACTCTTGTGTTGCTTTGCCCAATCATCACACGGCTTTTCTTTCATCCAGAAACAGCATTGTGATGATACCTTAAACGGCGGTATCTTCTAGTCAACGCCCTCGTTTTCATTTTCGTAACCGCCAAACAGTTCAAGCCAGCGCTGAGAAAGCTGCATTCTTGTATGCTTGCGAAAACCGCCATACTCTCCCGTTTCACCCGTTATGATAGCGTGACGAACTGTCTTGTTCTTGTCCGTAGGGTGTGCAAGCAGTTCTATTTTTGCGGCTGTTTCTTTTGATAGTACAGGAAAACCATATTCCCGTATGATATCTATTTTTGACTTGTATGGGCTTAACTTTATCACTCCAAGTTGCTCGTGTATCTGCTGAATAGATTTGTCTTCAAGACTAGATACCGATACACCTGGAACATAACTGAAACCACAGTAATCATGTATAAATTTCAAAAGCGTTATGCTGTCAAGTCCGCCTACCGATATGTGCGTATTCAGATTTCTTTTGTCACATTCACGAATGAACTCCCTTACTCTGACCTCAGCGTATTTGACCTTGAACTCATACGGCATTTTCTGCTTAGTTTGGAAAGCTGTTATCTTCTGTTCATTGTCTTTGGTACGCTCCTCATAGCTTTTCACTTTTATCCCTCCTCAAATCTCGGACATTCCGTTACTGTACACGAGTGTATCATACCGCCCTTTTGAGCCTCGTACATTCTGTGCTGACACGTCCTCCAACCCTCAACCGGACTGCGGTCTATGGACCATGCACATCCTGTGAGGTATTCTCCTGTTATCTTATCCTTTGTCGGTACTGCGTGGCGGCAGTGCCAGCATAGGGTGTGGTCAGTGTGTTTCATTCTCACACCTCAACTCTTCCAGCCTACAATACACCAACGTATTGCCACAAGTCTTGTCAGCGATCTCCGCCTGATAGAAGAACTGACCTGTCTTACTGCTCTTGCGGATAATGCACCCTGTCAGTTCGTAGCAATCAGAACCGTTGTAGCTCACCCTGCGTCCGAGACTCTTCTTTACTTCGTGTATCGTCATAGCTCCTCTATCCTCACATAAATGCCAGGTATGTCCGCCCAAAACTTCTCGCATATCTCACTCGCCACAAGCTGGTCGTCAGTCCAAAAGCCGCATAGTGTCATACAGTCCTTGAACATCTTCTGCAGGTTGTCTGTGTCGGGCTTGCTGATCTTGTACTCTCCGTCCTTGTGCTTGCCGTCATTAGGAAACAGCCACTTTGTTATCAGCCGTACGCCCTCACGGTATGGAGTGTTAAGGCTATACTTAGAAAGATTTGCTATTAGCTTTTCTTTTGCCGCCTTGACATCGGGTGGATCATAAAATATCGGCTTGCCGTTTCTCACTGCCACCTTATGTTCCTGCGCCGTAGCTGTCGGCGGTATCATTGCCATAAAAAATTCAGTCATCATCTTCCTCCTCGCATTTGAAATCTACTCCGTGCCACTTGTGTGACTTGTCATCATACACCAATGCTCCCGACTGTTTGACCATATCCCAAATGTATTGGAGTACCTGCGGCTGTTTCACGAGCCACCAAAGCGTGCGTGATTTTCGATAGTCGAAATCTTCATTAGGCAGCTTATGAAAAAGCGGTGGCATTTTCTTAGCTGCATTAACAACGTCTTGCCTTGCCTTACTTCTTGTTGCTTTCATCTGCGTGTGCTCCTCTCGTGCGTCATTATTCTGATTACTTTTTCGTCGGGGCAGTTTCAAGCCCCCGACAAAAAGTATTGTTTATAATAATAGATTTGTCTGTCCGTCCGACAAACTCGGTAATTTTCGATATTGTCCGACAAGAAAAAAGTTCGATTTTGTCCTGACACTTTTTCGATTTTTTCCTGTCTGTCTAAAGTTCAAAAATTCGATTTTGTCTTGTCTGTCTACTGAGCTTTTAAGCCACATTCTCCCTCTTCTATCCAAAAGCCACCATGCTCTTTGAGGTATCTTCCAACGGTCTTTTCGCTCTTTCCTATGTACTCCGCCAGCTCAGAAATGCGGCACTTGCCGTTCTCCTGCACACCGCTGAAAGCTGTTTCAATGCTCTCCTTGCGCTCCTTGCTGCGGTCTTCATTGGTCTTTTTCTTGCTGAAATTCTTTTTCCAATTCGGTGCGATGTCCTCTACTTCGCAGTCTTTAAGCACGCCCACGGTATCCTCTCTGTGAACAGGATAATCAAACCACATATTGAGGGGAGCAAACTTCGGGAACTCTCTCAGAGTACCCTCTATACGCCATGCCGTGCGGTTTCTTACTGCAAGCTTAGCCTTGTCTATGTCGGCCATCATAATCTTGTATGAGTTCGGGTGCAGGTACTTGTGTGTTATCTCAAGCATTTTTGACGGCGTAACAAGATCGTCCTGTGAACAAAGATCATCAGTATTTCTGTAAAATCTCCTCATCCAGTTCTCACAGATACGGCAAACAGTTTCGTCCTCCTGCTGCTTGTAAAGGCTGTCTGAGATGTCAAGCTCTGAAAGGTCAAGAAGTGCGTCAGGGTCGCGGGCGAATACTCCTGAACCGCTGGCTCTGTCCATTGAACGCTTACCGCCCTGTGCTCCCTTTGAGTGGTGGTGGCAGTATATGACCGCACAGCCAAGCTCTGTGCATACCTTGTCAAACTGGTTGCAAAAGTGCGCCATTTGGTCTGCTGAGTTCTCGTCACCTGTTATGACCTTGTAGATAGGGTCTATTATCACGGCAATGTAATTCTTCTTGCTTGCTCGGCGTATAAGCTTTGGTGCAAGCTTGTCCATTGGTACGCTGTGACCTCGCAAGTTCCATATGTCTATGCTGTTGAGGTTTTCAGGCTCTAGGTGCATTGCGGTGTACACGTCCTTGAAGCGGTGCAGACAAGATGCTCTGTCAAGCTCCAGGTTGACGTATAGTATCTTTCCTTTGGTGCATTGCCAGCCAAACCACTTGACACCCTCAGCTATCGCCACGCACATCTCTATAAGTGCATAAGACTTGCCTGCCTTTGACGGACCTGCAATGAGCATTTTGTGACCCTGTCTGAGAACACCGTCAATAAGTGGCGGAGCAAGCTCAGGCAGGTTGTCCCACTCAGCACTCAGGCTCTCAGGGTCGGGGAGATCATCATTGATACTCTCTATGTAATCTTTCCATTCCGAAAAACTCTCCTTTCCTATGTTCTTGTCAATGATGAACTGTTTCTTGCCGTTTCTCATAACGCCTGGCATACGGCTAAGTCGTGAGGGATTGCGGTTTTGTTTATCTATGTCAAGACCGCTTTCCTTGCAGACCTTGTAAAGAAAATCAACACGCCTGCGGTATTCATCATAGTTTGGAGCGTCTATCTCGACGATAGCGTGAACGCTCTTTCCACCACTGTATACAAGCACAGCGATAGGAAGTTCAAGCTCTCTCATCACAGCATTCTGCTGTTCTATAGGCATACTGTCGCTTTCAACAAGAGCATAGCGGTAGTCTGTTACATTCTCGTTCTTTACGCCCTTGCCGTCAAGAGGGTTGAAGCGGATCCATGCTCCGGCTTCTTCCTTGTAGTCGCCAAACACCGCACCAATGTCACCGTTACATTCGCCAAGCCTCTTGATAAGCTCCCCAGCCGTCCTGTCACAGCACCCCTTTGTGGGCAGATACTTGGTCTTGCCGTCCTTTTCGGTTTCCCACGTTTGCGTAACATAGCCCACGTTCTCCCCTGCCTCAAAGAGTGTTTCAAGATATGTGACTATCTCCTTGACAGGATCCCATTGGGCAGGCTCGGTGATCGGTATGCCCTCACCGCCGTTTACAAGGGGACTGCTTTCTTCTGCAACTATCTCGCCGTCCCAATCGTATGCCTTAAACTCATGGGGGCTGTATCCTCTTTCCTTTGCCATTTGCACGATAGTTCCTGCGGTCACAGGCTGAGCATTGCCGTTAAAGCCTTGCCACTTGTGTTCACACTCACCGCTGTGATAACGGCTGTCTGACCTCGACCAACTGTCCCAATCGTTCACAGAATAGCCCTCGTGCTTGAGAGCCATTCCCACGTTGACCCATTCTTGATAATCACAGCTTGCAGGGTCTATGTATTCAAGCATTTTAAGCAAATTTGTGTTATCCATTCACTTCTCCTTAGTTCTCAGGTGTGTATGTTTTCGGGTCGATATCTCTCGGCACTCTCCAACCATTGGCAGAGATACGGGCTATCATTTTGCTTGCACTGTCAAAGCTCCAAGAGCCAACGTGCTCAAAACCCTTGCTTTCAAGCAGCCGTATTTGCTTTGGAGTGGTAAGTCCTGCATTGCGGCGCTTTTCAAGTCGGTCAAGGATAAGCTTTGCCTTGCCTGCGTTGTCTATATCGTCAGGGAAAATGCCCAGCTTTTCAAGCTTTGCTTTCTGCTTGGCGGTAGCAGGAGCCCACTCCCAGCCAAAGGCAGGAACGTAAGAGGACAAGTCCTCAGCCTGTATTGACATTTCATACTGCAAAGGGTCAACGAGCTTTCTCTTGCGTGTTTTCATTTCTTTGAGCTGCTTTGCCAAAGACTCTTCACGCTGTGCCACAACGTCCTCGCTTGCCTGTTTTTCTGCCTCTTCGATATCTACTGCACAGCCTGCCTCATTGGCAAGGTTTTCGGTCATTTTCTCAGCGACCTCTTCATTCTGACAGATAAGGTGTGCAGGTCTGCAAAGCTCGTGGCGTTCTGTGTGCCACAGGAAGTCAAGCAGCAAAAGCTCTGTCTTTCCCTCGCAGAGTCTTGTGCCTCTGCCTACCATTTGACAGTAAAGCCCACGCACTTTTGTCGGTCTTAGCACGATAACGCAGTCAACTGACGGACAGTCCCAGCCCTCTGTGAGGAGCATTGAGTTGCACAGCACGTTGTATTCGCCCTTGTCGAAAGCTTCTAATATCTCCGCTCTGTCTGTGCTTTCTCCGTTGACCTCAGCGGCGTTGAACCCTTTGCTGATAAGGATATCACGGAACTTCTGAGAGGTCTTGACAAGCGGCAGGAACACAACTGTCTTGCGTTTCTTACAGTATTTGAGCATTTCATCAGCTATCTGATAAAGATAAGGGTCAAGTGCCGTGTCGATATCACTTGCCTTGAAATCTCCTGCCTGAGTTGATACTCCTGAAAGGTCAAGTTTCAGCGGTATGGTTATAGCCTTGATAGGTGAAAGATATCCCTCTTTGATAGCCTGCGGCAGGGTGTATTCATATGCAAGGCTGTCAAACACCGAGCCTAAGTTCTTCATATCGCCCCTGTCAGGTGTAGCCGTTACCCCAAGTACCTGAGCTTCAGGAAAATGGTCAAGCACTCTCTGATAGCCGTCTGAGATAGCGTGATGAGCCTCGTCAATGATAATGGTATCGAAGTAATTTTCCGAAAAGCCTTTGAGCCTTTTCTCACGCATAAGGGTCTGAACTGAGCCTACTACCACACGATACCAAGAACCTAAACAGCTTTGCTCTGCTTTTTCGGTGGCACAGCCAAGCCCTGTTGACTTCATAAGCTTGTCCGCCGCCTGGTCGAGCAGCTCGCCCCTGTGGGCAAGGATAAGCACACGCCGCACACATTCTTCCGCAACAGCCGAGGAAAGTATTGTCTTTCCCGTTCCTGTCGGCAGAACTTCAAGGACTTTGTTTATTCCCTCAGACCATTGTTCGAGTATAGCAAGCTTAGCCTCGTTTTGATATGGTCTTAAATTCATCATCAGAACGCACCGGCTTTCCAGCCCCCTGTCTGAGCAGGCTGACTATACTGTGGTGTCTGCATCTGAGCAGGCTGAACGGTAGTCACATTCTCGTCATAGGCATAGAGCTTCTTAATCTTGTTGGACTGCCTGTCCTCACCGTCCTTGTTCTTGTAGTTGTCAACGTAGACGTGACACTTGCCCTTTTTGCCTGTGATAGCGTTCCAGTTCATTTTCAGCGGCTCGCCGTGTTTTTTCAGACCGAGAGCCAGGAAAAGTGCTGAGAGCTTCCACTCAAACTTGTTGCAAAGGAAGAAGTTCTCTGTTATCTCCACGCTGTCCTCTGCACCCCAAATGGTGAATGTGACCTTTGCCATATTGCAGGGCGGCACTTTTGCCGACCCCTCGTGTCTTGCACGTTCGTACTTTGCAACGGTGAAGTCATAGTCCCCCTCAGGGAGCAGAACAAAGTCCCCACCCTCGTTGACTATCTCATCTTCCCAGCCGTATTCCATAAAATTATCCATAGTGTTGTCCTCCTTTTAAAATGGTACTTTTTGATTTTCTCTGATAAGCGGCAGCATTTGCTCCCAAGCACCTATCAGACAGCCCTGTACGAAGTCGTCAGGATAGTTTGTAATAGGGGTATCATAAGGGAAATAGTTTCTCTGAGATACCACAAGACGTATATCCGATTCGCTTACGTTGTTGGCTCTCATAAGGTCTGCAAGCGCTTTCGGTATGCCCTCAGGGATAACGATAGGTGGTGCAACGTCCTCAAAGCCGCTGAGATCAGTAAGAGGTTCTTCTGCCTTTGGTGCAGCTGTCGGCTGAGCCTGCTGCAATGTCACTGCGTTTGATGTCTTATGAGGTGGCTGCGGTGCTGCTTTCGGCTGTGCAAGCTGCTCTTGCACACGTCTTGGCATCGGCACAGGCTTAGGCATTTCAGCAGGCTGTGTATACGCAAACAGGTGAGCTATGCCACTATACTCAAAAGGCATTTCAGACGGAAGTCCGTCACGATTTTTAGCGTCCCAGCAAGGGTGATGTGTGGTGTACATTACACGGTCACCGCCCTGAGCCTTGAACTTCTTGCCGTCCTTATCCACAGCTACTGCATATGTTTTGTAGTTTGCAAACAGCACCATATCTGCCCATTCTTTCACAAGAGGCGATATCTGAGAAGAAGTTTTCTTGCCGAGTTTCAGTTCCCAGCGGTCATAAGCACCCAGCTCGTCAGGCTGTTCAAACTTTCTCATCTGAGCGTGAGCGGTCAGCACAACGTGTATGCCGCTGTCAACTACCTCTTGCAAGAGATTAAGAAACTTGCCTATCTCCTCTTTTTCGTAAACATAGCCGTTGCCGTAGCCGAAATCTTCAATGCCTTTCTTCTGATGAGCCGAGCAGATAGTTTCAATGCAAAGCTGTTCAGCCCAATCAAATGTATCAATGACAAGGGTCTTGCAGAGCCTGCCGTTCATAGCTTCCTTTACCTCGTTTTTGAGCATTTCCCAGCTTGTTGGCTTAGGAAAACGTCTGATGTTCAGCTTCTTTGTACTGCCTTCAGTATCAATAAATACAGGGTCGGGGAACTGAGCCGCAAAAGTGGATTTGCCTATGCCCTCAGGACCATATATCACGACTTTCTGTGCGGAGCTTACAACTCCTGATGTTATCTCATACATTAAAATGCACCTGCTTTCCAAGTTTTCGTTTCTGTGTTTTCTTCCTTATCATTGTCCATTGACCTGCCGTCCTCGATAATGATACTGCACTCGTCACCTGTAGAAACTCTTGTGGCTATTGCCTGCAAGCCCTGTGCTTCGAGCCACTTGCCGAAGTCATCAAGGGTGTCGGTATCCATTTGTTCAAGCTTGTCCAACAGGACAAAACCGCAGTCAGGATTGAGCTTTCTCACGATAGAGGTAGCGACGATAAGCTGTTCTGCTCCGCTTATACTGTCCCACTTATGCCCGTTATACAGCAGCTCTCCGTCCTCAACTGAAAGCCCCTCAAGGGGCAGGTCGGCACCGCTCAGCAGGTCAGTCTTTGCCTGCCTTACCTCCTCTATCTGCTCAGTGAGATATGTATACTGTGAACGGTAGTCCTCAGCATCTATCTCAGCTTTTTCCCTGTCAAGGTTTGCTCTTATCTTCTTGTTCAGCTCCTCAATATCTGAGATATTCTTTTCAAGCTCCGCTGTGCTTTCGTCAACAAGGTCCTGTGCGTCAAGGCTTGCGAGCTTGAAGTTGTTCACTGCCGCCTCATAGCTTGCTTTTGCACGTTCATAAGCGGACTTAGCAAGCTCCAACTGCTTTTCGTAGTATTCTTTCTGGTCACGCTTACGCTGATTTTCGCCGTTGCGAGCAAGTATATCCTGCTGCTGTCTGATAAGCTCCGAAGCCGAAACAGGCTCGACAGGGACGTTTGCGTACACGGGCATTTCCTTTGCGAACTTAGACTTCTGGTCAGCTATCCTGCCGATAGCAGTACGCTGGTCATAGAGGGAGTGTTCCTTATGCTCCAACTGATAGAGCGTATCACCCACGCCGATTATTTTCAGCAGAGTTGAAGCTTTTTCCTTGCTCGACTGATTTATGAACTTAGGCAGGTCGAGGGCAAACTGTTCAACAAAGCTGTTCAAAAGCTGTTGACCGCCTTTTTTGCCTGTGCTGTCGGTGACTTTGAGAGAGCTGTTCTTGCCCGAACGCTCCACTACTATACCGTTGTCGAGGGTGATCTTCAAATGTGGTTCGACAACAGACCCCTCACGCTGAGGAGAGGACGGCTTATACTTGTCACCGCCAAGTGCCCAAGCGATAGCGTCAAGTACAGAGGTCTTGCCCTGCCTGTTCTTGCCGCCGATAACAGTAAGTCCATTCTTTGCAGGCTCAAGCTGTACGGCTTTTATCTTCTTTACGTTCTCAAATTCAAGCGAGTTTATTTTTACTGACATTTTTCATTCTCCTTCCACTGGCTTTCCATCCATTCATCAAACTTTTGCAGTTCTTCATCTGTCGGCTCGTCCTCAGGTCTGCCTTTGTCAAAACCGAGTGTACAACCACTTTCAAAGCAACAGCCTGCTAGGTCGGCAGAGCATTCCACGTCATCGCCATATTCACGATATCCCCAAGCGCAATCCTGACAGCACTTCATGACAGGGTCTACGCAACGTGTCGGTAAACCTTTCATTTGCAGTCGCCGCCTTTCAGCCTCTCGATGTTGTGCTTGAAAGCCTCAACATATCCTGTCAGGAATTCGTTTGGGTAATCATCGAGGGCTATTTTCGCCATTTCCTCTATTCCTTCTTGACAAATGTCAAGCAATGTGCTATCATCAAGGTGTGTTGAATTGGTATCTTTTGATACCACCTCAGAGCTTGTGCCTGTTGCCGCAGGTGCAAGCTCGTTTTCTTTTAGGTACTCTGCCAAATACGCACCACACTTAAAATCTTTTTCGCATAGCGGACAATTTTCGCAACTAACAGCAAATCCTGTACAGTACTCCACCGCCTTTTCAAACTCCTCTTTCGTTATCATCGTTATCCTCCTTAATATTTCCCCATTGTTCAGCCATTGCAAAAGCAATACCTTTAAACGTTTTGCTCCTTACCTTAGCACGATCTTTGCCAGAATGACGTGTTTCTTCCCATGTGCGTGATTTACCATTAGAATATCGTCCAAACAGCTTGCCATTATCAGGCTTGTCCCCTGTATATGTTGGTCGTAGGACAGGCAGCCCCTTTAGCCATAAACACGTCGCCTTTGTGACAAACTGTTCTGAGTCTTCCGGTCCGTTTGAAAACATATATGGGTGAATTATTTGATCTGCCTTTCTGAATACAGTATTCATACGCCCTATAGGGTTTTCCACTGCAATTTTCGGTGCGTTCGCCGACACAATCTGCATAAAAAATACTATTGATTCTTCACGGTGTTTCATACGCTCGACCACCTTTTCAGCAGGTGTGCATTTCAAACTATAGTGGCGTGTAGCCACGTTCGTAAGGTACGTACACGGTGGGTGTGCGATAATCATATCCCATGTTTCAACAGTATGCTGCTTGCCGTCACAGGTGAAGAAATCGGTATTGCCATTGATAATATCCAAAACATCATTGCATATATGCCATTCAGGGTGACCGCCTGAACACATCTGAATATCGCAGCTGTACGCTTCGTGTCCTTTCGCACGGAACGCTTTGCAGACCTCTTGAGATTCCTCACAGGCTATCAGAACTTTCATTGTTCTTATCCTCCTCATTTTCAAAACGTTTCCCCCAGTGTCTATCCACCACGCTCAGCACAAGATACATCACTACATCTATCCCTGCAAGCACAGCTATTGTTATCAGCAGTATTCCTACAATGTTCATTACCACTTTCCTTTCATTTCAACTTCGACCTTGACCACGGGTCTGCCTGCTTCTCTCACCGCACGCTTTATGCTCTCCTCTGCTTCCTCGTAGGCAGTTTCTTTTACGCTTACATACCACCTGTACGCTACATACATTGTAAGCACCACCAAGAGCGCTACCGCTGCGGCACATCTGATTATCTCTAGTACGGCTATCATTTTCTCACGTCCTTTCTGATCTCTCTGCTATCCACTTGTCAAGCAGCGTTGAGTATATCTCATACACATACTCGTTAAGCTTAATGGCACACCCGAAAGGATACACGCCCTGTCTGAGCCCTGCGTTCAGCCTGTTCACGTTTGTGTTGAAGCCTGCGGTTTTCAGCCGTTCCACCGCTTCTGCCGATGATATCACCCTGAGCATTTAGTCCACCTCCTCGATAGTCAAAACATTCTCATGGGGACTAATAACACTTGCCTTTGTCAGAGCCTCGTACTGACTCTTTGCTGCTACTGTGAACACCCTTTTATCGTGAAACTGGTCTATCGTTGTGACTTTGTAAATTTTCATTTTTTGTGCCTCCTCTAAATCATTTATTATATTAAAGCAATAACAGTCTGAACGTTTCTTTTCCTTTAGGCGTAATAAACACCTGCGTGCTTGAAAAACCTGTTTTCTCATTAGAAAACTCCTTGACTTCAAACAAGCCGTTCTCCATGGGCTTTGCATATGGCATAAGCTTGCCCTTTTTATCTCTGTAAAGATACTTTTTATCAAGCAGGAAATTCACAAAAGTATTTTGCTTGACTTTAAGTTCCTTAGCTGTTTCTCTTATTCCCGTCAACAGATTTCTGTCCACGAGTTCATCAAAGTAATCAGCTTTCGGTTGCATAATCTGTTTATCAACAGTAAGCTGTGAAACACTTACTTGCAGAGCTTTTACCTTTTCATTGGCAATTTCCAAAGCCCTTTTCATAATCATCTCAGGACTGTTCCACGCTTCTTCAACTCTTATGAAGTACTGACGGAACTGCTTTCCTTTTTCACTTCTCTGCAACATACAGATCTCCTTTGCCATTGGGATTGTAAGTTGGTGGTCGGTAAGTTCACGACTTACCTGCCTGTTTCCCTCAGTACGAACCTGCTCATTTTTGAGCGGGTTGAAATCCTCACCCTCCGTAAATCCGTATTCACACATTCTCGGAAACCAGTCTTTATAAGCGGTCTTGACTTCAAGTGCCTCGTGTAGTTCCCTGCCCGATACTGTTGGACGTTCAGCATTTTCATAACTGATTTTGATTAGTTCATTCATTAGTCATCTGTCCTTTCTCAGTGGTGATACTATAATCACCATTGCAATAAACAATTTTCACTTCTAAGACATCTGCTATTTTTTCAGCAACACGCCTGCTGTCAGTTGCGCCGCACATAAACGCTTTAATTGTGCTTTCCTTTACACCTGATTTCTCAGCTATTTGAGCATACGTTAAGCACTTTGATTTCGCAATCATTTTGACTTTTTGCTTAAAATCATCAAACATAATTTGTCACCTCCTACAATCATAATAAAATTGGGTTGACAAAGTTGATGAAATATGATACTATATAGAAAACAAAGTTTAAATATTATAAACCACCGACTCTATCAACGCTGTCACCTTTTATTGTTGAGCTTGTATCAACTGAGATTAGTATAGTTGATATTTTCTCAATTGTCAATGGTTTTGTTTGATATTTTCTCAACTTTGTCATTTTATACAAAAGTGAGGTTGATATTATGTCAATTATAGACAAGATTTGTGATTTGATGAACTATAAAAAAATCACGCAAAAACAACTTACAGATTATTTAGGCTTAGATAAAAGTACTTTCTCACAATGGAAATCAGGTAAAAATCAATCATATCTGAAATACATTTCTCAAATTGCAGATTTTCTAAATGTTCCAGAATATTACTTGAAAAGTGAAGACTTAAAACTTAATTTTATACCACATGAGTTGGATGATGAATATATTATCGAATGTCCTGTATGCGGTTATGACTGTACGCATTTTATAGGAATAAAACCTGTGGACTTTGGCACTTATAAAAGTGACGGAATAGCTATTGAATTTCACTGTGAAGACGATCACACTTTTTACCTGATTATTGATTCATACAAAGGAAATACTTATGCAGTTTACACTGATGAATCATGTACTCAGTTTAAACCTGCAAATCTAGGAATGGAATCAATGCCTACTTCGCTACTAGACATGGTAATAAAAGAAATCACAAAAAAATACCATGCTCTTGACGAACATGGTAAAAAGGCTGTGGAAAGTATACTAGATATAGAGTATAAACGTTGCACAGAAACAAATAGAAACAAGTCTAAAACAATCACATTCAAGCGCTTTAACGTGAATAAAGCTTCGGCAGGCTGTGGATATGATTTGAGCAATTCAGATGTATGGAGAGAAATTGAAGTAATAGATACCCCAGAAGCCCATGAAGCGGATTTTGCAGTTGAAGTTGATGGACACAGCATGGAGCCTACGATTAGTGACGGCAGTATTGTATATATAGCCACCGATTCTGATGTTCCTGTTGGTGAAATTGGATTGTTCCGTCAGAATGGTGCGGGTTACATAAAAGAAAAAGGTAGTAATCGCCTTATTTCACATAATCCAGATTATCCAGACATTCTTCCTGAAAACGGCGAAATAGTTTGTATTGGCAGAGTTATTGGTATAGCAAAACTTCCAGATTAAGTCCAAGAGGATACCTTCCTGCTGATACTTCAAATATCAATTAGGAGAAACGTATATGGGTAAAAAGAAACGCAAATCAGAGCCGGGCTGCATTGCCACTATATTCGGCTATCTGATATTTGTCTGCATAATCGCTCTTGTCATAGACCTTATTAGAACTCACATATCCGAGCGAGCCAAGCATAACCTTATGGTAGTTGCTATCGTGATCGGCGTTATCATATTCATAAGCATGGTCTGCACCATTTACCGCAAGCTTCACAGAAAGTATACTTTGAAACAACTTGATAAAATGGACGGACACCAATTTGAATATGCCTGTGCTGATATTCTGAAAGCCAACGGCTACAAACACGTTAAGGTGACAAGAGGCTCCGGTGACTTTGGCGTTGATGTCATTGCAGAAAAAGACAAGGTCAGATATGCGATACAATGCAAGCGATACAATCACAAACTTGACAACACCCCTATACAAGAAGTTGTCGGCGGACTTGCATACTACCAATGTGACAAAGGTGCCGTTATGACAAATCAGTATTTTACCGAGCCTGCCAAACAGCTTGCACAGGTGAATGATATAGAGCTGTTGGACAGAGATACGCTTTCACATATGGTTGATAAAACAGAAAAGTCATTTGATGATAAGCTTAATTTATTCAGATCTTATTTGACCAACTCATCTACAATGCTAGTTGCTTATCTCGAAAAGTGTGGAATTTATTCAAGGATAGAAGATATAAATACAGATACCAAAACACTGTCATTTACCCTTAAATTAAAATTTGCAGATGATATCGAGAATGTAAAGGCAAAGAAGAAAGCAATTTCCAAAATAACCAAAGCGAAAGTAATTGATATAGTGCAAAACGAGAATGATATGATAACTATCATTGTTCGTACACCAAGAAAATACAGAATAAAATCATAACAAAAAAAACGCCCCCAAGTGCTACCAACACTCAGAGGCGAGCAGAGCGGATACTACCAATATCAGCTCGATTCAAATTCACACCCACTTCAACCACGAAAGGGCGAATTTTGCCCTTTTATTGTAGCACACTTTCAAGGAAGTGTCAAGAATAGGAGGCAAATATGCTATGTAAAAAATGCCGTAAGGAAATTCCTGACGGCTCTATTTATTGCAACTACTGCGGCAAGAAGCAGGAAACTACCAAAAGAAAAACACGTCGCAGAGCAAGAGGAACAGGCACGATAAGATATGACCAAAGAAACGGACTGCGCCACTATCTTGCTTATGCCCCTAAAACCATATCGGGTGCAGGAGGAAGATATCTTGGCTCGTATGAAACACGAACACAGGCTCAGGGTGCTATCGACAAATATTTCAACAGCACACAAATTCCATATGGTACTCTGACAGTTGCTCAGGTTTACCAAAAATGGAGTGAAAAGCACTTTGAAAACCTCACCAAAAGCGGCGAGCAGGGCTACAAGACGGCTTGGAGATATCTTGACAGTATCGCAGGCAGAAAGATAGCAGACCTTAAAACAGCAGATTACCAGCGCTGTATAGATGACTGTGCAAAAGTTTTCAGCCGCTCACAGTGTGCGAAAATCAAGCAGCTATGTTCTCAGCTCTGCAAGTACGCAGAACAGAATGATATTATCGACAAGAACTATGCAAGCTTTATCGTCCTGCCAAAAGAAGTCAAGAAAGAACGCCGTATCTTCACGAGTGAAGAACGTGATAAACTATGGGCGCATTCCTCTGACAGATCCGTTCAGGTCATACTGTTCATGATTTATACAGGATTTCGCATTGGTGAGGTTTTCAGTATACAGAAAGAGAACGTACATCTTGACGAGGGTTACATAATCGGCGGTATCAAGACTGAAGCTGGAAAGGACAGAATAGTTCCTCTGCCGCCGCAGATACCTGAAATAAAAAGCTTTGTCGAAAGCTGGTACAACGAAAGTCAGACGCAGTTCTTACTTAACGGCGACACAAATAATTTTCGCAAGCGCAATTTCTATCCTGCACTTGCTGAATGCGGCATAATTCCACCGCCTACTGTTACAAAACAGAAAAGCGGCAGGAACACTGAAAAGTATGACACTGAGATAACACCACACTGCTGTCGTCACACTTTCGCCACCCTTTCAGCGGACTGCGGTATGCAACCTGAGAAGCTTCAAAAAATCATTGGTCATGCCAAGTATGAAACGACCGCTGACATATATAATCACTCAGGTCAGAATTGGACAGAGCTGTCTAATGAGATGAAAAAGCTGGTAAAATAGCACAAGCAATCACACAAAATAAGGGTTGTATTAGTGTTGTAATCAAGTGCAAAGCTAGGAAAATAGGGCTTCCTTGATTACTTGGTAAGGACGAGGTCACCGGTTCAAGCCCGGTTAGCAGCTCCAGCAAAACAGCTATTAAATTGCGTAAATGCGTGGTTTGATAGCTGTTTTTGTTTTGTGTGATGTTCTGTGATATGCTGTGAATTTTTGCGATAGGGTTGTGTTTAGGGTTGTGTTGAAACTTGCGGTCGCTTGGATTTCAGCAAGCAAAAAAAATCAGCCGCCTCAGATCACTCCGAGACGGCTGAAATTCTACCTACTTTATCTTCTTTGTAATCTCGTCGCTGAGCTTCTTGATGAAGTTCACGCCTGCAATGCCATTCTCGCTGTACCCCCACTTTTTCAGCAAGGTATTAACTGCCTTTGCAGTACCTTTTCCGTATGTACCGTTCTTATCCATACCTACGTTGTGAAGCTTGACCGCCTTTGCAATAAGCAGCAGCTCCTTGAGCGCAAGCACACCGTTTGTTTTGTTGCCCTGCTTGTAGCCTGTCTTGTCAAGCACTTTCGCACTTATCTTGCTCTGGTTCTTTGGTCTCAGGAAGCCTGCAATGTGGTCGTAAGTATGCTTGACCTTAGTGCAAGCTTTTCCGCTCCAGTTTTGGTCATACGAATAAAAATAACTCGTGTTGCCCTCACCGGTGCAGATTGCTATGTGACCCCAGCCGCCATTCAACGTGCCTGACCATATCGCTACATCACCCTTTTTCGGCACGAAACTTGGCGTGTTCTTTACCTTTGTGAAATTTGCTTTCAGCCAAGTATTTTTGTCAAACAAATCCCAAAAGTGATGTGCGTCATACCAGAAATTCTTGATACCTGAACCGAAGACCTCGTTAAAATATGCCGTTGCAAGGTCTACACACTGCCTGCCTGCTGCTCCGTCATAGTCAACGGCTACGCCATTGTGCTTCTTGATAAACTCATCGTAATTCATTGTTATTCCTCACTTTCGTTTGTATCCACTTTGTTTTCAACTGTGATTTTAAGCTTGTGTACTATCTTCACCAAGAATGACGGCAGTGGTATACCTATCACCGCAAGATTTTCCAAGATAGAAATACATTCATTGATGATAAACCATATCGTCACGATAAGACCGAAGTAAAAGCTGACGTTTACCTCAATGCCTATCTGTGAAAGTCCTGAGATAAAGAGCCAATCGAGTACGCCTGACACCGCCACCACAAATATGTACCCAACTTTCTTGAAAAGCCCTTTAAGACCGACACGGCTTGAAAGTTCGCCCCTGTTCCATGCTTTCCACATTCCTGTAATGTAGTCAATGATCATCACAAGAACCAGAATGCCTATAGGTATCGCCATGACACGGAAATATGCTGACAGCCCTGCGGCTATCGCTGATATGATGATTTTTGTTGTGTTTTCTTTCATTACTGTTCCTCGCTTTCGTATGTTTGTCCCGTGATTGTTGTATACTCCTCAGCCGTGATCCACTTGCCGACGGCGGTGTGCACCATAGCAACCGACCACAAACGGCTGTCATAGTATCTCTTGACCTTGACGTAGTTCTTACTCATCGCCGCTCACCTCATTCAACTCAACACCGTTCAACATAGCCAAAAAATCGACGTTTGCCTTTATTCTGTCTATCTCGGTGACTTTGGGCTTGCGAAAATTGTCTTCCGTCAGCCCTGCGGCTTTCATCATTTTCTTTTGTAAATTTGTCATGTTGTACCCCCCACTTCTGACAGTTTCACGATATATTCTTCTTCTGACGGCACAGGTATGCGATAGCTGTCGCCATTGCTGTTTTTGAATGTCACTGAACCGCCTGCTTCGACCTCGATGTTCCGCAGGAAATCGTCAGCTAGCATTGTTGAAATATCGGTGACGATTGGGGTATCTAACGCCTTGATTTCCGTTCCGTCAACAGTGTTGTTCTGCGTATAGGTCTCAGCCTCGTAGTCTACCGTATTCCCCTCAATGCCGTAGCCAGGCAGTGCCTTGATTGCTTCGGGGATTGCATACTCGTTGCGGTGGAAAGGGGCGTAGGCTGTCGGGGTGTCGCCCTCCGATATCATGATTTTACACTCAGATAGTCGTTTAACAACGTCAGCCGATGCAACATTACCATTGCCAGCATATACACCTACATATAAACATCCGTTATCTCCTGTTCTGTATGACCGATTGTCTGATGTTTTTCTAAAATCCAAATACGGCTGTGAATTTACAACAGTATTCACATTCATTAGAAGTATTATCTCACTGGTTTTATCAGAAGTAAAACTTAATGTGTACGTGGTGTTAGGTTTTAATTTTATCGCCTTACAACGATAACTATTTGCAATGTATTCATAGTCATCACTGCCGCATTTCAGCATATCAGTGCCATAATACAGGTTAGCTCCCTGCTCTATAATGCTCTCTGTATCGGCACTAATAATCTCGCCAGCATTATATGGGTAGTAATCGGCAGGGAACATTTTCTCAAATTCTTCCACTGTGCTAGGTTCATTTCCTGAACCAAACATGGCGGTTAAATCGAAAATCTGTGGTTGTAGTTTAACGTTATCATATGTAACGCCCTCATACACATATAACGTGTAGTACCATTTTTCATTGCTACTTTCATTGGTGATTATAGTCCCGTGGCCTGTAGAATCCTGTCCATATGATTGCGAACTAAACTGCAATTGATCTTTTCCATAAACACCTGACAATGGGTTTGCAATCATTAGATATTTATGCCCTTTTTGGTTTTTAACAGGTTGCACAGAAACTGCACTACCTGTTGTGGTAGCCGTTCCGTTCAGTGTAATAATGCCATCGTCAGAAAACGTAGCCTTTACACCTGCACCTGTGACTACAGCAGGCACTGGTTTAACCAACTGATTCCAAACAATTGACCTACCACCCACAGACTTCACACTCATCAGCTTTGCCCCCGTAGGCACTGTCTTTGCGTATGCCGTATCACTATCAGTTTCAAACTTATGGGTGATACCCTGTCCTATATCATACAAAGCATCTACCCTACGTTTCATTTCCTTATCATTTAGTTTTATACTAGCTATATCAGCTGTATTCTCGGCAATCTTTCCAACAGCTGTTGTGTAGTCTTCAGGCAGGCTGTCAGCCACCGCCTGTGCTGTCTGTGCGGCAGTTTCAGCGGCAGTTCTGTCCTCTGCAACCTTAGTGGCATTGTCTGCCACTGTGGTCTTGTCCGCCTCG